AATTCGGCGATCCAAGTCCATGAATCGCATAGTAGATAATATCCACGACCCGTCCTGCGACGATGTTGGTGGTACATCAGCCACTACTATTGGTTTTGTTGCCGGCGGAGGTTTCTACCTCCGTCGAATCGAACCCATTGTTGCAAAAACTCTCCAATTTTGTAAAGAGAGTCTTCCGAAGGATGATTGTCCCGAGGAAGTTTTGCTTCTTACCGAAAGTCTGATTTGGATTTTCGTTGCACGCAAAGCCGGAGCGTCTAAGATCCGGCCCTGTCCCCGTGAAGGGGAGTCAGTCGAAAGACCAATATTTTCGCCGAAGGAACTTAGAAGATTTCAGAAATCTCTAGTTCATACGACCCGAGCAATACATCATTTTTCAAAAAGTGATGATAACAAGGAACAGACTTTCATTAAGTTCTGGGTAGATTCATATCTGGCGCGAGATTTTAAGGGTTCCCCCCTTCCTCAAAAGGAAGAGTGGATAGACCGAAATCTCTTTTCCGGGTGGTGTCTAAGATTCGTAAACAGAGCTATTGCTAAGTCCGATATTAGATTTCTATACTCCTTACAGAAGGGAGCCAAACAAATTTGGCCTGCCCTTGGAGATAGAAAACTTTTAAAGGCTTTTCAAAAGCATTGCGAACGTCTCTCGACCCCTCGTAGATCCCTTGACAAGGACATGCGTACTGCAATTAAGAAAGCAGCGCGTTTAGTCTTTGGGGATTTAGCGCCCGCGGGAACGAAGATGGTTCCATCTGTGAGAGCGACTTTTCAAAACTCCATTGGTAGTGGAGGAGCGAAAAATCTCTTTCCGAGATTGGTCCCATCTGAGGCTGAACCCGTTAGAGTTACTGGACAGACCCCCTTTGAAGAAAGGGATCTTGTTATTTCAGAGTTTACAAGTCTCAATCAAGACTTAAACTCCTGGCGTTTAGACAATTACGCCACAGCTCAATCAGTTGCTTACCGCAATATTTACGGTGGTAATCCTATGCAACTAGACCGACCTAACCGGAATGGTGAAGTGGATAGAGTAGATGTTCCTCCTGAGGAATGGATTTACTCATCTTCCCAATACTCCCAAGTCATGAGCATCGCTGAACCTGGTAAGTTTCGAATTCTTACGAAACTTTGCGGATTTACTAATACCGCACTCCAGCCAGCACAAGGTCTACTTCTTGACGCGTGGAAACACCGTCCAGAATCGACCATGCAGATTGGTAATTCAATTGATGAAAGACTTACGAAGTTTTTGAAGAATGCTGAGAAAATCAAGCGCATATTAGCCGATAACGGCCATATGGTGACTTTCGAATGGAGCTCCGTTGATTACGAAGCTGCAACCGATCTACTCAAGCGTGAGTGTCAACTCGCTGCTCTTGAAGCAATCCCAGTTCTTCCCAACAAAGATCTAGCGTATAATACGCTGAACCTACCGGTGATCGGCGAATATCCTTATTTTCCGCCACAGAAGGTGAAGAAAATGTTACCTGGAGGCATCAAAGGAACTCTCCCTGAAAACATCCGCAGTTTAATACCTGACGGTTGCTTTTATAAAGATGTTCCCGATTTTAATAAGATCGATAAGATGCGAAGGAAGGGACATTTTGCCTGGATAGAAGGAGTTTTGTGGGTTAAGGAGGGGGAAGAATTTCCCCGCCAAAAACGAAAACCCTTCTACTACGAACGTACCGCATTTACTGAAGGTCAACTTATGGGTCATCCCTTAAGTTTCCCATTTCTCTGCTTGATTAATCTTGCAGTCTATAGAAAATCAGTAGATGATTTTGTCTTTTCAGAACTTCCTGAGCTTTGCAGGGAAGTGAAAAGGAAGATAAAGAATCTTCTTTATCGTAATGTGCTTGTGAACGGAGACGATCTAGTCTACTTCGGTCCTCGCGTACTCCGTGAGTATTTTGAGAAAAATGCAGCCGAGTGTGGTTTTAAATTTTCCGTTGGAAAAAATTACTACTCCCCGGATACTGCAATGATTAATTCTCAGATATTCAGAATGGAGGGCGATGGAGTGAATACACCATTCAGCATGGTTCGGAAAGGTTATCTGAACCTACGCTTGTTGAAGGGCGTATCACCAAAGAAGGGCAAGTCAATTGCCACTCCTCCGCAGCTCGCAAAGGAGCTTGTGGAAATGACGAAGTACTGTCAATGGGCTCATCATTGTATACCTTATGCAATGAAAAGAGCAGATCAGGACGTTTATAAAAATTCTAAGTTTCGTCCGAATTGGTTCCTTCCGATCCACCTAGGTGGTCACGGATTACCAATCGAACTTGGACCTGAAAAGATTAAAATCACTCGTATGCAACGCCAAGTTGCAGCGGAGTTCGTCCATAACCCTTCCCTCGCTCTATATAGAGCGACAAACCCAATGGCGGAGTATATGACTCCCTTTGTTCCTGCATCCTTGCATACCATTCTCCGGAAAGTAGAGACCATAGCGGGGGATCTTAGAATTTTGAATTCAAATCACCCTGACTACTACTCCCCTCTTAATATCTTTGAAGATAATGGAGATGTATTTAATGAATGGTTCGCGCGATATAGCTTGATAGCCTATGCTTCGAATGAGATAAAGTTCGATGGAGATCGAGAATTCTTCAAGTACGTAGGATTACGTATGAAGGCTCACTATAGATTAAAACCTATGAGTGTCCAGGCTTTGAAGGATTATATGTCTGTGAAGTTCCGTGGGGTTAAGCGGTTTAGTCCGCCACCCCTCTACCCTTTAAAAACCTTATGCGCCAGGGAGTTAATCCCTGGCTTGACGCATGAGGGGGTTTCACTAGATCATAGTCCGACCGATCTTCTCCTCAATCACCTATCTAAATATGAAGAAAAAGATAGTGAACGAAGCCAAAGCAATCGCCTCCACTTCCAAGAAGTTGGAGAGTCATGTGACGTCCAAGGGGACTAGCATGACTAAGCGCCCCAGACCTCGCAAGGGTCAGAAGAAAAGGAAATCGGCTCATGGCCGTTCCTTACCACAATACCCGAATGCCATCCAAAATGGCGGTGGTACACGTGAAGAGATTATCCAATATATCGGGACTAGTTATTTTCCCGACGAATATGGACCAATTAGTGTCGCCTTACCAGGCTACGATCAAACAGGCTTTAGTGCCGTGGATCGAGTGGCTTACGACATGCAGATTGGCCAGGGAAATTGGATGATGGTCAAAGCGTCTACGCAGATCAACGTCGGTGCTTTCGCATGTGCAGAACAATCTTTAGGTACTAACCTAACTAATGTTTCAATCCCGATTCCGCCTGTATGGCAGTTTCCAAGTCTTAACGGAACTAATCGTGTTGCTCTTAGGAGCGTCACGATGAAGTTCTCGATTCGACGGAATACCATCACGGATCCGATTGAGATTATAGTGGGTTTAGACCCAGAGGATACTCTGTATTCTGAGAAAACCGCCGCAAGCTACAACGAAGCAGAGCTCGAGAATTTCAAAGGTGTTCGCACCTTTGCTGGAGCTCAGTTGGTTGCTGGCGAAGCGCAGATTATCGCTTGGCATAGGTATTCACCTTTAGCCGACCAGTTCAAGGAATCTCTTAGCATGACAACCGCTGTCGCGGATGTGGGCAGAAGGGGTAAGACCCCAATTGCCCCAGCAGTGAACCCCAGGAGGGATCTCAGTAAAATGAAATCCGCCTTCCGTTTTAGACAGGAAGAACTCCCAGGAGCGCCTGGTGATAACTACAATCCGACCTTGGATTGTGGTCTACCATTCATTGCTGTACTGAACAATTCAGCTGGCAACGGAGCGGAAGTTACCCTTACGATTACTCGTACTTGGGAAGTTATCTTCCACCCATATGATTCGGCCATGATTCCAACTAAATTTGGAAATTCTGGACCGAAGATTGGCCAGCGTGCACTAGACATTGCGAATAAGATTATTCAGCATGTCCCAGTTATGCCCAACAGTCCGACCCCGGAGACAGCCGTTAATAAGGTTGTCGACACCGTTCTCGGTGGAGGTCAGGATTTGATTGACTGGACGGAGTCTCCAAGCGGTAAGAAAACGCTGGAAACTGCCGTTAGTTTGTTCGGAACGGGTGTTGCCGTTGGTTCGGCAGTCCTACCGATGGTCCTTTAATAAGGAGCAAAATGGATCGCTGTCTGGCGATGAAGACGATTACGTAGTTCCGGACGGAACCTCCGTAGTCAGCTAGCCTCTAATTAGACGCTATTGACTGGTGTTTAATTACACGCGCTCTAAAATGAGAAACATAGTAATTTTCGCACAAGCAGGCGGAAATAGTAACGAACAGGGTCTTCCCTCTTTAGGGAACGCGGACCAGGCCTAATGGGCTGTGGTTGACCGGTAAGTAATCTTTAAGATGAAAAACTTGCTCCTGTCGGAAACTAATTGTTACGTATATGTCTATCATGATGACATACATTGAGAATCTAGTTAGTTCTCTTACTCTTAGGCTTAGGATGAGGTCAGCCCGTTCTGGAAATGATGAACGAGCCGTCGTCCTGCATGTCGATGGTTGCGATTTGGAATTGATAATCGTAAACGTCGATCACTATGTCCGCCGCAGGGAGGGCTGTGAAGACCCTACATTACCAATGTAGAGGCAACTCCAGACCCCTCCGCCGGAGCGGAAGGCTACGAGGTGGAGAACTTATGGATTCAATATGTTGTTTTCCTTCACAACATGGAGGGACTGGGTAGGTAGAGGAAAGAACACCTCCGCCCAGATCAAACGCGATGTAAACCACGAAAGATCTCTAGTTATG